TGGAAGAGTTTTCAAGTAACTGTGGCTTCATTCTAACATGCAACATGCCACACAAGATCATTCAACCTCTTCATTCTCGTTGTTCTCTTGTTGAGTTTAACCTTGGCAAAGATGAAAAAGCGGGTTTGATGAAGCAAACAATCAAGCGTTGCTTTGATATCCTGAAGACCGAGGAAGTTGAGTTTGATCCAAAGGTTGTTGCGACTGTTGTCAGCAAAAAGTATCCTGATATTCGCAAGATTCTGAATGACCTTCAGAAGTATTCTATGAATGGCAAGATTGATTCTGGCATTCTGGTTGACTTTGATGAAGTCTCATTGAAGAACTTGCTTGATGCTATGCGCAACAAGAATATGGATGCAATGCTTGATTGGGTACATAACTCTGATATTGATCAGCATGACGTCTATGGTAAGTTGTATGATATTGGTCGTAAAGAGTTCACAAAAGAATCTTTGCCAGCTGTTGTTGATACACTGGCTGAATATCAATACAAAGCAGCTTTTTCTGTCAATCCTGATATTAACCTAATGGCAGCACTTAACAATATTGCTGCACATGTGGAGTGGGTACATGAATAACCGCATTGAATTTCCATTAAGCAATCCTGTCAACGTACGTCGACGTTATATACGTAATGTGCAAAAATTTACATACGTTCATGCAGCGATTGATTTGATGTCTACTGGCATCAACATGTATGCTTGGCAGCATCCAAATGATAGTGAAATGGCACATGGTGCAATGTCTGCACTGCAATACATGAATACGCTTCTTGAAGAGCATCTTGAGCGCATTCGCATTGGAAGAGAGGCATTGAATCTTGAGCCACTGCCAGAGAATACACGTGAAGCAGCAGATACAATTTACTTAGAGCATTATGGCGTTGATCTTCGTAAGCCGAAAAAAGAAGATATTGATCGGTCAGACGCACAAGATCTTCCAACCACAGAAGAACTTATAGAAGTGTTGACAGATACAACTGAGGATGATGATAATGAGTAATCCTTTTGAATATGTCAAGGGCATTAATAGCAATATAGATATGACCGTTGATGGTGATTATAATCAATTCATCATCAATAAAAACTTCTCAATGTTTCCTGATACAGTTCTGTTTGCAAATGAGATGAATACCAAACATGTATCTGATCAAATGCATTATGACTATTTAGTGAACAGCATTAGGCCACGCAAACGATTCAAAAAGTGGCCTAAAAGTGCTAAAACTGACAATTCGCTGGCATGGGCGATCGCTGAGAAATATAAATATAGTTATGCAAAAGCAGTTGAAACATTGTCTATTTTATGTGAGGATGACAAAGAAAAATTAAAAAAACAATTATTAGAGCTTGATGATATCTAACGATGTGCGTGCTCTGATATCAGTAACGGAGCATCGTTATGCTAAATCAAGACGAGTTCTTGGCAACGCTAATAGAAATACAAATCAAAGAAGATACTGACTTCTTGAAAATCAAAGAAACCTTGACTCGTATTGGTATTGCGAATCGCAAAACACAAACTCTCTGGCAGTCTTGCCATATCTTCCATAAAAGAAACAAACTGTATATTGTTCACTTTAAAGAACTGTTTGTTCTTGATGGAAAGCGCGACGATCGCGATGAGAGTGATATTGCACGACGCAATAGAATAGCATTACTACTTGAGGAATGGGATCTTTTGAAGATCAAAAATCCAGAAATGGTAAAAAATCCGGTCGCACCGATCTATCATATCAAAGTCATATCACACAAAGACAAAGCAAACTGGACGCTTCAGAGCAAGCACTCAATTGGAAAAAAGAAGTTCTAGCTTAGGATAATATATAATGATTGGTATGTTGATTGGACTGGTCAACGTTCTTGTTGTACTAGTCATATTGAAATATGGAGAATGTAATGACTGATATCGTAACGGTTCTGAAAACACAACGAATACCATCTGAATCACAGGTTAAATTTGTATCTGCACCATTCGATGAAACACCACCATGGTTTCAAGACTTGCATCGCTATGGTCGTATTGCTTGTGTTACAACACGCGCGGACTATGTTGTTTGGGCAGTTAAGTGTGGATATGAAGGTGATGAAGTTGTTGTTGCTGAGCCAGGTGATCTCATTCGCCGTGATAGTATGGGTGTTTGTGCAGTGACAAAGCTGAAGAACAATACACTTACTTGGGACGATGTGAAGCCAGAACCGGTTTCAACTGATGCCGAGCCAGTTCCACAGAAGCGTGGTCGTGGACGTACAAAGAAGTCTTCATAATCTAAACCATTGAAAACAATAGTGAAATTAGGCAGTTGACAAGGCTGCCCTTTTTTGTTACTATAGCTTTAATGATTGAGACAAAGGAGATGACGAATGAAGAACGATAAGATGTTGATAGGTTTTTGGATTGGTTGGTGTGCACTTGTGTTTATGTTCCTGTGCACGTTCGGACCACTCATGTATATCGCAATAAAGAGTTGACAAACCCATCACAAAACACCATATATAGTAATGATGCGGCAATAACGCCGGTCAAACTCTTGCTTCAAATGAAGGAGAAACATATGCTTTTGAGTTCTATCCTGCGTGATCATCTTGATGCGCACAACCATGTATATAATGGTAAATCATATCCCCCATACAACATCGTTAAGCTGAATGATGAAGACTATGCCATTGAGTTGGCAGTAGCAGGTTTTCAGAAAGATAATTTCAGCGTTGAGCTGCTAAATGGCAATCTGTACATTCATGGTGCCAAGTCTACAAAAGATTCAGGTGAGTATCTTCACAAAGGTATTTCATCGAAATCCTTTTCTCTGAAGTACAAGCTTGCATCAGATGTAGAAATCAAACAAGCTAAATATGAAGATGGTATTCTTCGTATCAGTTTGAAAAAGTTAGTTCCTGAACATCAAAAGCCAAAGACTTTTTATGTTGACTAACCCCTAGACTCGGAACTTAAATGGCTGCTTCGGCGGCCATTTTTGTATTGACAACCTCACTTAAATATGATATGATATACTCCTTGATTGATGAGGTGATGAATGCATTTCTATACTAATGTTGCCAAGCGTGGCAATCGTATTCTGACGCGTGGCTATGAAAACGGCCAACGATACAACTCTACACTGAAGTTCAAGCCAACTCTCTATCTGCCTTCACAAAAAGAATCTAAGTATCGTACTATTCATGGTGATGCTGTTGAGCCAATGACGTTTGACAGCCCAAATGATATGCGTGACTTCATGCAGAAGTACAAAGATGTTTCGGGCTTCAACTTCTATGGATTGGACAAGGCTGAGTACCAATACATCTATGAGACATTCAAAGACACAAAGTTCGATCGTTCCAAGATCAAAGAGTGTGTAATCGATATCGAGGTTGATATTGCTGATGGCTATCCAGATATGGAAACTGCCAATCGTGAGATCACATCAATCACAATGCTCTATAAGGACATCACGTTTCTACTTGGCTACAAAGAGTTTGTCACTGACAAGCCACACATCAAGTACATTCGTTGTAAGTCAGAACAAGAACTGATTCGTAAGTTCCTGAAGATATGGGATAGCGCATCGTTCAGTCCTGATGTTGTGACTGGATGGAACATCGAGTTCTTTGATTTGCCATATCTCTACCGTCGTATCTCACGCATCTTTGATGAGAATACTGCTAAAGAGATGTCACCATGGCGATACTTCAAGACACGAACAATCAATGTCTTTGGTCGTGAGCAGACTGCTTATTATCCTGGTGGCATTCAGGTTCTTGACTATCTTCCGATGTACAAGAAGTTTGTGGCTGTAACTGCACCACAAGAAAGCTATAAGCTTGATCATATTGCTTGGGTTGAACTTAGTGAACGAAAGGTTGACTATTCTGAGTATGGCAACCTAAATGATCTATATGTACAGAACCCACAACTTTACTATGAATATAACATTCGTGACTGTGAGTTGGTTCGTGAGATCGATGATAAACAAAACTTGCTTGAGCTTGTCTATACGGTTGCCTATGAGTCAGGTGTAAACTTTGAGGATAGCATGGGCACAGTGAAAGCATGGGATATTGCTATTCACAACTATCTGCTGGATCAGTGTATCGTTGTTCCTCAGTTTCAAAAGTCAAATGATAGCAACTCTATTCCTGGTGGTTGGGTCAAGGAACCTCTTGTTGGTAAGTATGATTGGATCGTTAGCTTTGATTTACAAAGTTTGTACCCCCATTTGATCATGCAGTATAACATTGGCCCTGATGCTCGTGTTAAGACTATGCCCGAAGACTTCACGGCCGAAGATATTATTCAAGGCAAGCATAAAAAGTATTCTGAGTTTCTTCAGGAAAACAATCTTGCCTTTGCTGCCAACTCATGTGTCTATCGTAAAGACAAGCCATCGTTTCTATCACAGCTTATGAAGAAGTTGTTCAATGATCGTAAAGGCATCAAGAAACGGATGCTTGAGCTTAAGCAAGAAATGGAAGATTGTAAAAAGCTTCTATCTGATAAATATAATCATGAGCTATAGGCAATAAGCATTTTAGGAATAACTATGTATTACACAATCTATAAAACTACATGTAAAACCACAGGAAAGTATTATATTGGAAAACACAAAACGAAGAATATCAATGACTCGTATATGGGTTCTGGTGTACATCTAAACCGTGCTCTGAAAAAATACGGCCGATCAAATTTTACTAAGGAAATTTTGTACGTGGTCGATACCGAAGATGAAATGAATATATTAGAAGCGCTTATGGTTGATCATCAAGATAATATGTCAATGAATATGGCGCCAGGTGGTAAAGGTGGTTGGGGATATATCAACGATAAAGGCCTCAACCGTGGTGCTAATAACGTAATGCATGATCCTGTTATAAAAGAAAAGATAATTACAAGCGCCAAGAAAACAAGAGCATCTAATAAAGAATATTATGATGATATTTCAAGAAAAAATATTCAAAAGGCCATTGAGAAAAATGTGGGCAAAAAACGACCAGATCATTCTAAAATTATGAAAAAACGGACTAAAGAATTATGGGAAAATAAAAAAGAAAAAATGAGAGATGCGTTATCTGGAACATATAAGTTGACAAGCCCGAATGATGATGTTATAATAACAAATCGTTTAGGTGAAGTATGTGAGAAATATGGTTTGCCATTCACGACAATTCATAATTCGTATTCGAATGGTGGAAGAATTATCACAAAGGGTAAAGCGAAAGGATGGTCATGCACACATCATTAACAAAAGAACAACTCGCGCAAAAAGGAAAGGAGGAACTAATCGCGCACCATAAGCAACTTGAGAATGAAGTATCTCGTCTTGATACATTGCAATATGCAATCAAAGTTCGACTCAACTCTGCTTATGGTGCTCTTTGACTTTGCAATCAATACTTTCGTTGGTTTGATCTTCGTGATGCTACTGCCATTACGCTATCTGGTCAGCTGACCGTGAAATGGGCAGAACACTATGTCAACAAGTTCATGAACAAGTATCTGAAGACAGATGATGTTGACTATATCGTTGCGGTTGATACTGACTCGATCTATGTCAATATGGCAGCAGTGGCCAAAAAGTTTGATGGTGATGTATCTGCTAAGCTCGATGACTTCTGTGAAACAAAGATGCAACCACTGCTTGATAAGGTGTACACCAAGCTTGCATCTGATATGAATGCATATGAACAAGCAATGTATATGAAGCGAGAAGCGATTAGTGACTCGGGTGTGTTCATTGCCAAGAAGCGTTATATGCTCAATGTTCTGAACAACGAAGGCGTTCAGTATAGCGAACCAAAGATCAAAATCATGGGCCTCGAGTCTGTGCGATCATCTACGCCATCTGCATGTCGTGAAGCAATCGCAGAAGCATTTAGAATCATTCTGCAAAAAGATGAAGAGGCTCTGCAATCGTTTATCAGCGACTTTCGTGATAAGTTTGATGTTCTGCCCTACGAAGAAATCGCAAGAAATAGTTCGGTAAATGGGTTGACAAGCTATGCAGATTCTGTTACTATCTACAAGAAAGGTACACCACAGCATGTTCGTGGTGCTCTGATGTATAATCATCTGCTCAGGTCACAAAAGCTGGACAAGAAGCTCGATCTGATTTGGGAAGGTGATAAGATCAAGTGCTGCTACATGAAGAAGCCAAACCCAACGAAAGAAGATATCATATCAACACCAGGTAAGCTGCCTGAAATGCTAGGTCTACATGACTTTCTGGATCGCGAAACCCAGTTCAACAAAACGTTTCTTGAGCCAGTCAAAGTCATCCTTGATATCATGGGTTGGACAGATGCACCTAAAAATACGCTAGGAGGTTTTTTCGAATGAGATTTCAGATCCGTAATGTATACCTGTCTGAACAAAAAGTTCTTGATTTCAAGGATGGTTATATTGGTACAGAGAGTGAATTGCTTGAACGTGTGAGAGATGGCTTTGACCAAATATTAATTGATATGGGTGATAAGAAACTCACAACACAAGAAGCAAATGCTCTATATAAATGGGTAAAGGATATCAAAAGAGGAAACAATGTCTGATACAATTTTTGATTTGGGGGTAATGGCAAGATGACAGTTCACGCATTTATGTACAACACTTATTATTGCTGGGGCATCAGACAAAATTATCGTGGCGTGTATAA